GTTTCGTAGAGGATGCTGCCAAGCCGGTTCAGCGGGAGTTCCAGCAGCAGGCCCTCGTCGTTCACGATCATCACGAAAGGCCGGGCAAGGCCGCGAGGCCTGACAAGCTCAATGGTGCCGCCGACTGCTTCCCCGAGGCTCTGGTAAAGGGGAGCGGCGAAGTCCTTGACCTCAACCATGTTGTCGGTGTTGATTACGATTCCTCTCAAATGGTTATCACTCCTTTTCAATGAAAAACGGAGGATCGCGGGCAATTACCCGGGAAACCTCCGTTGACTTTCCCACAGAATTCTGGTATTCTGCGTTCGGGTAATCGTGTTCTGGTTGTCCACCTTTCGCCGCATCCTGATCTGGATCATCAGGGTGCGGCATTTTCTTTTGGCTTGAGCTTCCACCTGCAACCGTCACAGCTGCCGAGGTGGGCGTTCAGATATCCGCCGCACTGGTGGCAGAGCTCGTTCCGGCAGTCCTTCAGCTCCCGGACAAGCTCGGCTCTTGTCATGTCTTCGGGATTGGCCATGTAGGTTCACCTCCTTTCAGATGCTTCCTCGCCCGGTCCAGATCTGACATTACACAGTTGAGGTTCGACATGGCGGAGGCATACCCGAAGATTTCCTCCAAAGTTGGAGTCTCACCGAGGATCTGCGGTGATTCTCTGATGACTTCCTTGACCTGGACGATGATGGAGTCAAGAGCGTGGATCGTTGATTCTTTCGTCATTGCGTTCACCTCCTTTCGTGGCTTCGGCTGCACTCTCCGGCCTCTGGCAGTGCCGCTCGGTCATCCGGTAGAGAGCCATACAGAGATCGTTCCGGACGGTCGTGGGGTATTGGGATAGGTCAATCTTGATCATGGCTGTTATCTTGATTCAAGATTCTTGAATCAGGCGGGCAAAAAAATAAGCGCCTACATCCGATTCGGGGATCTCAAGGGCTTGAATTGCCCTGATCATAGCCTCGTGCGGCCAGTAGTTCTGGTTGTTGAGCCATTCGCTGACGGACTTCTCAGACCAACCAATTTCATCGGCAAAAGCGCCCTGCTTGCCGAACTTCTCAACAATACGGCCACGAAGCTTGGAGTAATCGATCGGAATAGGAACTTTCGGCGGTTTCTTGCTGATACCCATGTCTGCAACTCCTTTCGTGTTTAAGCTCGATTCAATTATCTTGAATCTGTGGCCATAGTAACACAGAAAAAATTGAATTGCAATACAATTTTCTTGAATTTTGGGTAAAGATGACGTATAATGCGAATCGGAAGGGAGGGCGTCTCATGGTTACAGCAAGCGATAGGCTAAAAGAAATTCTGCGCATCAGGAATATCACGCAGAAAGATCTTGTCGAGATGGCGCAGCCATTGTGCAGGCAGAAGGGCATGAAATTGTCTACCAGTAAACTGAACCAATATGTAACAGGTAAAGTTATTCCGGATCAGGGCATGATCCTACTTCTCGCCGAGGTCTTTGATGTAAATCCGGCCTGGCTTGACGGATGGGATGCCCCAATGAAAATGCTCACCGGGGACGAATCCACCAGTGAGCGTATGGATGTTGTTAAAGATGTGTTCCCGAGGCTGTCTCAGTTTGATCAGAAGAAGCTTGTCGCAGAGATGGTGAAGAAAGCATCTGAGTTATGATGTCTTCCTGATCCTTGTCCGGCAACAATGCAAACAGCGACAGGGCATAGGCAAGTAAGCCGTCCATTGAAGTAATCCTTTCGAGTTATATTCCTGTCGGCAGTGTTGCTATTGTAACAGAATGAAACCAAAATGCAACGATTATTCCGGTTTGGCGTAAAAGGAGGAATCAGGGATGCGAAAGAGCTATATCGGCTGGTGGATTGCATCGGCGTTTTGCTTTATGTGCCTTTACAATTCCTATGGATATGGGGCAGGGGATGATTTCACGGTTGGGCTGTTCTTCCTGTTAGGCTGCCTGTTCCTGTATCTCGGATTCCGGAGACACAAGGAGTACAAGGAATATCAGGAAGACAGACGGATAAGGAATGAGCTTTACCAAAAGCTCAAGGAAGATCCGCGGATTGTCCAGAGTGCGCCGTCCAGCGCTCCGGCCAGAAGCGCAGAACCAAGCATGACGGTCATGACCGCCGACATGAAGAGAAGGGAAGAGGAGCGTGCTGCCCGCCAGAAGAAGATGGATGACGCCCGGAGGGAGCGGGAGGAAAAGGAACGGGCCACAGCAGAAAAACGGGAAGGAACCGTGATGAGAGAGTTTTCCGTTGCCGGCGTCTCCACAAGGCAGGATGTATTCAAAAAGGCCGGATACAGGAACGACGAATATTCGCTGTCGAAGAAGCGCATCATAGACGAAGGCCTGGAAGATGTGGACATACCGCAGTATGAGTTTGGCACGGTCCATATCGGCCTTGAGTTGGAACCTGAGAACGAACGTGATCCCAATGCCGTCAAGGTGCTGTTGAACGACGAGCAGATCGGTTACATACCGGCAGATGATTCCGAGTATGTCCATGACATGATGGAAGATGATCGTATTGCCGACATCGATGCGAAGATTGTGGGAGGCCCGCTCAAGAGGTACAATTCTGATACGGACGAGATCGAGAAGGTAGATCTGTATTTTGGGATGAGGCTGTTTCTGTATGTGAAACAAGGACGGTAACGCCTGATGGCCAAGAAGAAAACACAACAGCCGAAGAGCGGCAAGGCTGTCATCTATGCCCGCTATTCCTCCCACAACCAGAGGGAGGCGTCACTGGAACAGCAGATCGCAGAGTGCAAAAAGTACGCCGAGAAGAACGGGTACACCGTCTCGGATATCTACCAGGACGCTGCCGTCTCCGGCCGGACGGATGACAGACCGGCATTCAAGCGCCTGATGAAGGACGCCGAGAAGGAGAAGTTCGACTACATCATCGCATGGAAGTCGAACCGGATCGGGCGGAACATGACCCAGACCATGACCAACATGGCCAAGCTGGCCGAGTATGGAGTTGAATGCCTTTACACCGAGGAAGACTTCGACAACACGGCATCCGGCCGGTTCGCGCTCCGGAACATGATGAACGTCAACCAGTTCTATTCGGAGAACATGGCCGAGGACATCCGGCGCGGCCTGATGGACAATGCGGAGAAGTGCATGGTGAATGGCATGACCCCTCTCGGCCTGAAGCGGGGAGAGGATGGCCGGTATGCCATCGACGAACCGACCGCAGCCATCGTCCGCCAGATCTTCGACCGGATCCTCCACGGCTGGACGATCACGGAGGTCATGACAGATCTCAACAACCGCGGCATCAAGACCAGGTACGGGAACGACTGGAAGCACCAGAGCTTCAACAAACTGCTGAGCAACGAGCAGTACATCGGGGTATATAAGTATTCGGGTGTGCGCATTGAGGGAGGAATCCCACCAATTCTGGACAAGGAAGTGTTCGAGGGGGTGCAGAAGGTCTTGGGCGAAAAGAAAAGGCCCCGCGGAAAAAAGCGGGACACAGCGGACTACTTCCTTGTCGGGAAGGTCTTCTGCGGGAAATGCGAGTCACCGATGACCGGGATCTCCGGCACCAGCAAGACCAAGGCAAAGCACTACTACTACGCCTGCAACGCGAAACATTATGACCACGCATGTGACAAGAAGAACGTCCCGAAGGATGATCTGGAATTCTCGGTGGGACTCGGTGTCAAGACGCTGCTGCAGGATCAGGGGCTTGTGGATTGGCTGCTGGGCGGCTATGATGACATCATCCGACAGATCCGGGAGGAATCGAAGGTCAGCACCCTTGAGGGACAGCTTGCCGAGGTCACCGTCAGCCTTGACAACATCATGAAGGCCATGGAGGCCGGGGCCTTCAACGATGTGATCATCAAGCGAATGAACGAGCTGGCCGACACGAAGAAGGACATCGAACAAGCCATTGCCGTTGAGACGGAAGCGCTGAAAACATTCTCGGTAGACAAGCTCCGGGAAAACCTGTACAAGTTCCGGGACGGGGATCTGGAGGACGAACGGTTCCTTCGGGACCTGATCCAGAACTTCGTGCACAGGGTTCTGGTCTTTGACAACGAAATACGAATCAGCTTTTACTTTGGTGAAGAAAAGACGTTCCCTCTGGTCAAGAGAGAGGCCGGGGAGATAGTTCGTGAGAACGTAACTATGCTCCACCATTCTATTATCTCACGAACTCTGCTGTATGCGGATCACGTTGAGATCGTGACGCCCATTCTGAAGCGTTCGGCGGCCGATAATCCTGCGCAAAGGCGGGTGAGCGGACCCTGAATAAGGGTACGTTCACCCGTCTTTGCATTTTCTCATCTTTTCTTCCCAAAGCAAGAGCTCCTCCTACGGTTTACGCCATGCAGGAATAATCCTACGGCAAACCGGAATAAAATTACGGTGCCCATGCGAAGTGATACGGCATGGAGTATCATCGGAGCGAAGGAGCTGCTGCAACAATGATTCGAATTCGACTGTCCACTCTCCTGGGCGAACGGAGATGGACGCAAACCAAGTTCGCGAAAATTGCAGGGCTGCGTGTGGCCACCGTGAACGAGTATTACAACGAGCTCGTCCGGAATGTGTCTCTGGACACGGTGGATCGCATGTGCAAAGCACTCGGCTGTCAGGTTGGGGATCTGTTGATCTGGGAACCGGACAAAACCGAGGAACAATGAAAAAAAGCGCAGGCAACCTTAATCGGCTGTCTGCGCTTTTTTCATTTCATGAGCTACTTCAGCTCATACTGCTCTCCGTCCGGTGTCTGATACAGGACCTTTCCTCCTGTCCACTTGGCCACGGTGATCAGATCGTCCACTGACCAGCGGCCTTCCCGGATTTTTCTGTTTGCGGCCTGCCTCGATGCGACAAGACCGGTTTCCACAAGATCGGCCTGATTCTTCCCAGCCTGACCGATGGAGAGCATGACAGCTTCGGACGCTTTCATGTTCAACACCTCCACGGGATATAGTAAACCAAAATCGAACGATTGTCAACCGAAAAAGATTATTAATAAGCTGTTAACGTTTACACTTTTGGTTGACAAGTAGTCCGAAAAGGTTTACAGTATAACCATACCGAGCGAAAAACAAACAACCCGAACAGGAGGAAGCAAGATGTTCAAACAGTACCAGAAGCTCATGCGGATGGCATACAAGATGACCGGCGAAGGCCGGAACGCACTGGACCCGACAGTGAGGTCGATCTTCCGGAAGGCAGCGAAGATCTACAAGAATCTCACAGAAGAAGAACAGACCATGGCTGACTGGGCCGATTGGGAATACTGCTAAGGAGGAAGAGAAATGGTTGAATATTCGGTGATTCTGAAACGGTACAAGGGATCCACAAGACCTGATGTGTGCGTCTTCCGGGATGAGGACAGAGACAAGGCCCTCAAGGAGATGCGGAAATACTGCCAGAGAAACGGATTTTCCGTTCACGACAAAGACGGCTGGTTCACGATTGCTGATATCGTGCTGGTGGAGAAGGAACCGATCGCAGGAGCACCGGTGATCAGCGAGACACCGTACCGGAAACTGTTCAAAGATTAATCATATAGCCCTCCCGGCCGGGCAAAAGACCGGGAGAAAGGAAAAAACAATGGATATCAACAGTGAGTATGTCGAAGGATTCTATGCAGGTGAGAACATGTATGAGTTCTGCGAAGATAAGTCGGATGAATGGAAGAGAGGATACCAAGACGGCATAGCACAGGCCTTTGAAGACTGCCCTGAATTTTTTAACTGAGAAA